CTACCCTATGGGTGAAATCGAATGTATGGAGCCGTTGCAGTTGGAGTTGGACATGACCCGTTCCGCACAGTTGCGGGACTTGTTGAACCATGTTCGCAAGTATGCTTCACGTAAGGGCACGTTGGATCAGGAGAACATCGAACGTCTCGCCACTGGGCGTGACGGTGAGTTGGTTCTGTTGGAAGAATCTGCCCCTGATGACGTGTCGAAGTCGCTGGTTTCGTTGCCGTCTATGGAAATTCCGCAGCAAACCTACCAGATGACACAGATCATTTCTGAGGATTTGACCCGTGTTTCTGGCGTGTCTGACTATGCGATGGGTTCCATGCCTGAGATTCGTCGTACGGCGACTGAGGCGGGCATCATTCAGGATTCGGCTAACTCTCGGGCCGCTGACAAGTTGGCACAGATTGAAATTGCGCTTGCCTACGTGGCCCGCCGCATCTGCCAGTTGGGCCAGCAATACTTGACGCAAGAACAGGTTGCCCGCATTGAAGGCGAAGATGGTGCGATCAACTGGGTCGAGTTTGACAAAGAGGCGATTCAGGGCGAATTTGACTTTGACATTGAGGCGGGTTCTACTCAGCCTCAGAACGAAACGTTCCGCCGTCAGTCTGCACTGCAGTTGATGGATGCTGTGTCTTCGCCGTTGTTCGCCCCACAGCCTGACCCGATGACAGGTATGCCAATGCCAATCATCGACGCACGCAAGTTGGCCGAACATGTCCTACGGTACGGTTTCGGTATCAAGAATGCGCAAGAGTTCTTGGTTCCACCGCCACCACCGCCACCTGTTGACCCGATGACGGGCCAGCCGATGCCGCCAGGGATGCCGCCAGGGGCGCCAGGAGCGCCGCCAGGCGGCCCTGAGGGCGGTCCCCCTGTCCAACCAGGGCAAACGGCCCCTCCTGGCGGTCCACCGCCCCCTAATGGAGTACCGCCAGGGCCATAGCGTGAACACTTTGTCACGTAGTAGATAGAAGAACAATCCGAAAAGGAACTCTTGTGTCATTTGTAGAAGACGATTCTGCCTTCGACAATGCGGCCGCCGAGGCGGTTGCGGAAGTTGAAGGTACGACGACTGAGGTAGGAGCGGAAACCCCGCCAACCGAGCCAGCCGTAAGCGAAGTTACTTCAACCACCGAGACTACACCCTCAGTACCCACGGACGAGAAGCCGTGGTGGGAGGATAGGCTTGATGAAACCGTCGATGTTAACGGCGAGCAGGTTCCCCTAAAGGAACTTCGGCAAGGTTATTTGCGTCAAGCGGATTATACCCGTAAGACTCAGAGCGTTGCCGAGCGTGCCAGACAAGCGGAGTGGGCTGATAACTTGCAAAACCATTTGCGCAGCGACCCTGTTGGGACGCTACAGCAAATGGCTAGGGAATTTCGACTGATCCCTGACGATCAAACCGAGTTTGATCCGTCCGAAGTTGACCCGTACGCCGAAAGGTTCTATGAGGTTGAGCAACGGCTGAATGCTGTAGCCCTTCGTGAGACGGAACAAGCCATCCGACAGGAAGTTGTTGACGCTAGAAATCGCTACGCTGATTTCAACGCCGACGAAGTTCTGCCAATGATCGCAGAGTTGGGTTCGCAAGGTGTCGGACTGACCATTGAGCAAGGATATTTCTTGTGGCGTGGACAGCGGGCGGCTGCACAGGCAGCGGCAGAGGTTACTGCACGGCAACGTGCGGAGACTGTCGCCGCCGCCGAGACAGCGAAGCGGGCTCAGGCTGCACAGGTGAACGGTGGACATTCCCCACTTGCCTCAGATAGTGACGACCCAGCGAGATACCGTGGTATGTCGTTCGATGAAATCGCTGACGAGGTTTTTGCTGGATGGGATTCATAAATCGAAAGGTGACATTCAATGTCTAACCCGAACTTTGACTCCCTTGTTGCCACAACGTTGAAGAAGTACGTGCCAAACATGGCGGACAACGTTTTCAAGCGTTACGCCCTGTTGGACTTCCTTCAGAAGAAGGCGAAGAAGTATTCCGTTAGCGGTTCTACCTTCGTTGTTCCTCTGATGTACGACGTGAACACTACGTTCACCACGTATTCTCGCTACGACTCGCTTGACCTGACGCCGCAGGAAGGCATGACGGCCGCTGAATTCCCTTGGAAGCAAGCGGCAGTGTCAGTTGCTATCTCAGGTATTGAGGAAGCGCAGAACAGCAGCAAGGAACAAGTCATTGACCTGTTGCGAGCGAAGACAAAGCAGGCTGAGCGCACTGCAGCGTCCGAGTTCAACACTATGTTCTTCACGTCTGATGGCACTGGTAACGGTGGCAAGGACTTCCTTGGTTTGCTAGCCCTTGTTGGTGACGCAACCCACGGTCCTGCTACTGTCGGTGGCATTAACGGTTCGACTTTCGCCTACTGGCGTTCGAACATTGACGATCAGGCAATCAACTTGCAGATCGTTGACCTGTGGAACACCTACAACAACTGCACCGCTGGCGGTGGAGATGACGGTCCTGACTTCGAAATCACGACTCAGGTATTGTGGCAGGCATATTCTGACCTGTTGCAGCCTCAGCAGCGTTTCCAAGATTCAAAGATGGCAGCCGCAGGCTTCCAGAACTTGATGCACGGTGGCGCACCTGTAACCTGGGACGTGGCATGTCCGACTGGTGACTGGTACTTCCTTAACTCTGAGCACCTATGGCTTGTAACGGGCCGTGACAAGTGGTTCAGCATGGGCAAGTTCGTCACCCCTGAAGACAAGGATGCGAAGTACGCTTTGATCCTGTCTTACGGACAGTTGGTGACCGACGAGCGCCGCAAGTTGGGCAAGTTGGCCTCACGTACCGCTCCATAATGGAGTTTGGTTCTGACAGCAACGGGGGTGGGGTTCGCCCCGCCCCCGTTCTTTCATTCTAGGAGAGGAATGCAGGTTAAATGGACGCTTCCAACATCACGTACGTTGGGGAATCTGAAGGGACTGTTAGTGCCCTGGCTGCCCCCGCAGGCTGTGTGTCAGTGCAACAGTTGCATCCAAGAGCGAACGGCGACGATCCGAGCGTTGTGCCTGCCCCACCAAGAACCTCTCGGGAAGCCGTCGATTCAGGCCGTTGTGTTAAGCCTGGGTGTGTTGGCCTCAAACAGCGTGGATTCCACTACTGCGCCCCTCACCGACTACAGGACGAACGAGCCAAAGCAGGGTTCAAGACCCGTGCTGCCCGTCAAGCAGAGCAGGTAGCCGCCGATGGCAACCCTTCAGAACATTAGAGATTTCACCCGTCTGTCATTGCAGACGGACAACGTAGACCTACCTGACAGCCTCATTGACGTGTACGCCAATGAGGCACTTCAACGTATCCTTGGGTTGCGGGACGATTGGCCCCATCTATACGCCGAGGGCACGATGGCGATGGTCACCAACGTTGGGACGTACACGTTGGCGTCGGCATCGTTCACGCCGCAGACGTTCACTAACATTCAGTCCATTTGGGATGACGCCGTGTTTGGCCGTTCAATGATCCAGATGGACTATCAGGAGGCGTCGGGACGCTGGATCGGGCCGTCTGCCAGTGTCACCGCAGACCCGTTCTACTTCAGTCTGTACGGCGGCAAAGTGTATCTGTGGCCTAAGCCTAACGCTTCACGCACACTGCGTATCGGCGGGTACCGTGACCCGAACGTGATGACGCTTTCAACAGATGTCCCTGACATTCCTGTCCAGTTCCATGCGGGCATTGAGTACGGTACATGCGCAATGGCATACGCACAGCAGGAAGACGCAGAGTTGTCTGACGTGTGGCGCAAGATGGCAAACGAGTCGATCAGGGTTGCGATCGCATCGCTGTTTATGAACCGTCGTCACCGTCCAATCATTCTGTTTGGACGGGATCAACCTTGGGGCATGTCGTACGCCGAGTGGATTAGAAGGAACGTGTAAATGGTTGCGAGCAAGTTGCGTGTAACATATGCGCAAGAGTTCACAGGTGGGCTGAATCTCGGCCCGCCTCAGGAACTTGCTCAGAATGAGGTTGCTGTCGCCCGTGACGTTGTATTCAGCGCCCGTGGCGGGGTCCAGCAACGTCCAGGTTTCGTCGGGTTCACGGGTACACAGTTGGATGGCACCGCTTCGACCGTCAAGATTATGACGAACACCCATTTCCGCAAGAACGATTCGCTGTATCAAGTGTTTGGCATTAAGACGTCCGATGGTTCTATGTGGTGGTCTAACGGCGACAAGTGGTTCCCGTGCCCAACCGATAACGCCACCGATGCTGCCTCTGTCCAGTCTGGCGACATCATCGGGTTCTTCACCGATGGCACGCCTGTCGGGCCGAACGGCGTGCAGTTCAATGACAAATCATATTTCGTGCGCATGGGTTCGCAGACAACTTGGGAATGGAACGGCTACGTCGGACGTTTCCTTGGGGTGCTTTACAGCGACAACATTGCTGCACCTATCGCAACTGCCAACTTCCCTCGCTGCGAGGTTGTCGCCGCCAAAGGACAGTTTGTGTTCGCAGGTTCCTGCATGGAACCTTCAGAGAACATCTATCACCGCAACCGTATCCGCTGGTGCCATCCTGGCAACCCGACCCAATGGCGTACGTCTGACTTCATTGACCTTGACGCAGGCGTTATCAAGGCGATGATCCCGTTCCGTGACTATCTTGCCATCTTCACCGACGACGCAATCTACGGTTTGTACGGCGAAGACACAGACTCGTTCGCTTTGCAGCCGATCACGACCGATTCTGGTACGCCTTTCCATTTCTGCGTCACTGCGTCACCGTCAACCCTTTACTGGTGGGACTGGGATCAGGGTGTCATGGCTATGGATTCTGGCGCACCGTACAACATCTTCGGCAAGATCAAGCCTTTCTTGGATCGTCGTGGCTTTGCACAGCCACAGACGATCTATCAGGCGCCCCCTAACCTGATTTGGGGCGAAGGCAAATTGTATTGCCACTTTTCCTTCCTCAATCAGTATGCCTACCCTTCAGCGAAGTTGGGCAACCTGTTTGTCTACGATCCTCGTGTAAGCAAGGCGGGGGCGTGGACGACGTACAGCGGGACGAGTATCACTTTGGCTCGTGGTTCTTGCGTGTTCCCACGGCTCTACCAGTCGGATCAGGTCATCTTTGGCGGGCGCCCGTGCGAGGTTATCGTCAACGACCAGTCACAGGTGCTTGACCGCAACTACGTGTATGACGGCACCGACTATCTGGTGCCTAACGCTTTGATCCGCACGGCGCCGTTTGAGGGGCCGACGAACGCTACGAAGAAGCGTTGGCGTCGGCCTCGTGTGACGATCCGCTCAGGGTCATCGAATCAGGTGATCCAGTTTGGGTATCTGCGCAACTACGATGAAGGTGAGATTTCGCCTACCAATGAGATTGCGCTAAACTTCAACACGCTTGCAGGAACACTGTCTGCCGTGTGGGAAGGCACCCCGTATTTCTCTGACGATTTCCCTGCCAACAACACAACGTTCTGGACGGGGTTCACCGCCAACGTGCTTGCCGTGGGTGGGGTGCTGTCGATCACGACTGGTACCGCAACTGGTACCAGGGCGTTGACAAGTGTGGGCACGACGTTCAACATGACGAACTCTGCCGTGCAGATTAAGACGGTTGCGCAGCCCGCTAACGCTTCGCAACAGTTCCTTGTTTTCAACGGCAACGAGTTTTTCCGATTCAACATTCGTGTCGCAGCGAACCAGTTGGATTTGGATTGGCGTAACGCAGCGGCCGTCATCTCTACCACCACCGTCACGTTCAACAACGTGTCGATGGCATGGCTACGCATCCGTGAACAGGATGGCGTAGTGTATTGGGAGACATCTCCTGACGCTGTGACTTGGACGATTCAACGCCAGTTGGCTGACCCGATTTCGGCGGCGAGCATTGCATCCATGACGTTCCAGATTTCGCAGGGCCAGTCAACGTCAGGTACGCCTGTCGGGACGTGGGACAATTTCTCATACTTCCCAATGTCTAACGATACGAAGTGGGATGAGAATGACAGATGGACGTTCGATCCTGACGTGACAACTTCCGACATGCCTGACAACTTCATGTTCTTCGAAACGTTGCCTTCGGGTGGGGCCGCTAACGCTTTGCAGTTGGAAATCAAATCGAAGACGGGCACGTTGTCTTCAGCATTCACTAACGACTCGTGGGGTCTAGACTCCCTTGTTCTACCGTTCCGTGAAAAGGGCGTACGCTAATGGCTATCACGATCCCGAACATCTTTGTTCCGAACACGTTGGTACAGTCAACACCTGTCAACGCCAACTTCAGCACGATTGAAACGTATATCAATACGCAGTTGGAGTCTGCTTCTGCACACGCCGCCGACATTGCCCTTCTGCCTAAGGGCAAGATCGGCTTCGTGCAGGTGACCGCCAACCAGGGGTCGATCACGACCGTTGTTGATCTTACGTCTCTAACGGTGACGTGGACCGCTGTGGCGTCACGATATTACAAGATCACAGGATGGGGTCTGATTCAGACCACGGTGGCTGACGACGTGTTCGCAATCTCAATCACCGATGGCGGCGGAACGCAGTCGCAGCAGGCCAACGTCCATTTGCGTGTCGCCAACCAGGCGTCATTCTCCATGCCTCAGGTTGTAATTCAACCAGGGGCAGGTTCTAAGACTGTCAAGTTGCGTGCGCTTCGTGTCACTGGCACGGGAACGGGAACGTTGGTCGCATCCTCTAACAACCCTGCATTCATCCTGGTCGAAGACATTGGACTGTAATGCCTGCACCTATCGCTCCTGAGGCGTGGGTCGTCCCCAACAACCCGTCGTTGACGCAAACGTTGCGCACAACGTTCGAATCTTTGAGGGGGTGGTTGAGACGTAACGCCACGTATATTGCTGACTCAATCACCTATGCGACCACTCTCACGGTGACGACGGTGGACGCAGCGGTGCCTATCGGCACGGTACGCATGACGGTGTGTTTCGCCGCTGAAACAGGGTGGCTCGAAATGACAGGGCAGACGTTGACGAATGCGGCAACAACTAACCCTGTGTTCTACAGCAAGGTTCCGTCTGACTGGCGGTCTGGTAATGACATCATCCTGCCCGATTTCCGCAACAGGTTCCCTATCACCCTTGCGGCGGGACAGGTCGAAACCGACATTGGAACCCTTATCGGTTCGAACACGACAACTCTTTCGGTGGCGAACCTGCCTGCCCACTCTCACCCAATCAACTTGACGACGGGCACAGAGAACCAGGCCCACAACCACAACCCAGGTTCGGGCGCACAGTTTTCTAACTTCACCCCGTTCGGTGGCGCACAGAACTTTGGTGCTGGTGGTAACGCCTTCCCAGGTTCCAACACGACGAACACTGAGAACCAGGCCCACAACCACAACATCAACTCCAACACTGACGGCACAGGTTCGGGCACGGCATTTGCAACGTATCCTGAATCCATGTATATCAAGTTTGTTGTCCGAATCATCTAAGAGGTTACTATGGCTACACCATATGGGGCAACCCCCGATGACCCGCTAGGCTGGAAAGCCATTGCCGAGGGACGTACTGCCGCTGACCCTTACGGGTGGGCGCATATCGCTGCCTCGCAGGGCCAGCAGCCTGCCGCCGCTGCCCCTGCAGCGGGAGGGTTCAACCCTCAGGCTTACAGTATGTTGTCGGCCGCCGTGCAGCAGACTCAGGCGAAGATTGAACAATACAAGCGGGATATGGCGGGGACAACGGACCCGAATGCTATTGCCATGTATCAGCAGGCGATCGCACAGGAAACGCAACGTCTGACCCAGTTCCAGACGGATCAGACGGCGCAGGGTGCGAAGTACCCGATGCAGGTGAATGAGGCTGGCTATCAGGCGCAGCGGGATCAGACCAACCAGAACTACGGTTCACAGTTGGCGGCACAGGATTATGCGCAGACTTTGGCACAGCAACGTTACACACGGCAGATGGGTGATTGGCAGACTGGTCGTGCCGATCAACGCAACCATGTCGATAGCCCATATCTGCGTCGTGGCATCTTCAATTCGGGCATCCGCCAGCAGGGTTTGTCAAAGTTCTATGAGCAGGGTGCGCAGCAGGAAGGCCAGATGGCCGAAACACAGGCGCAGACTTTGGGCACGATCGCACAGCAGCGGTCAGGTTTGCAGCAGCAGCAGCAGGGTGCTCTGGCTCAGATCGACATGCAGCGCCAGCAGGATATTTACAATCAGTTGGCTGGCCTTAGAGCGGCAGGGGGACAGTAATGGCTATCACGAGTCCAGCGGCAGCATTGTTGGCGGCTATTGCAAAGAAACAGAATCCTGGTCCGCAGGGGCCGTCAGGTTCGGGTGCGGCGGCAAGGCTCCGTGGCGAAGCCGAAATGGCCCGACAGGATATTGCTAACAGTCGTCCAGCGCAGGGTGGTTTGCCTCAGGGGAGCGACGGTTATCCTGACCCTATGGAATTGTTTTTGCGCACACAGCAAGAATTGGCAGGGATTCAAGGATATTCTAGTGGCGGTGGCGGTTCATCTAGCCGTGGCCGTAGCAGTGGCGGCGGTCGCCGTGGTGGCGGCGGGGGCGGCGGCGGCGGAGGCGGCGGCGGAGGCGTTTCTGCGCAGGCACAGTATCAGGGCGAGATTGCTGGCCTTGACGCACAGATGGCAGAACTAGCGAACCTGTTTGGTTCTAAGGCGGGCATGATCGGCGGTTACGCCGATGCTGCCCGTGCCCGTGCAAAGGAACAGAACGCCGTTCTGATGGGTCAGTTGGGTGAGCGCCGTACGGCCTCTGAGGCGGCTCTAGCGCAACGCACGGCGGCCATTCAAGCCATCATGGCGCACGCACAGGAACAGGCGCATGGGCTTGATTCTACGGCCTCTGGTGACCTTGCAGCGCAGGGCATCGGTTCGGGTGGATACCAGCAGGCGGCAAACTTGGAACAGTCACGTATCGGTTCCTTGGGCGATGCTCAGAACTTGTATGGTGCGAACATGGACAACATCTACCGCCAAGCCAACAATGCCCGTGACACGTACGGGAACTTGGCGCAGCAGGATTTCTCATCTAACATTGAAGCAAACCAGCAGTTGATTCTTGGTAAGTTGGCCCAGCAGCGTGCCGAGCAGGAGTCGCAGATTGCGGCTCAGCGGGCACAGTTGAAGGCCCAGGCTGCAGCAGCGGGGGTTAAGGTATAATGTCTGACTTCACGACCGACCCTGGTTACGATCCGTACCAGTTGGACCCTGAGACAGCAATGCTGATTCAGCAGTTGGCGAACGGTGGATACCAGTCGTATCCTCAAATGTTGAACGTGCCGTACACCAAAGATTTGCTTGGTGTCGGCACTGACCCGACCCGCAACTTGGGTGGACAGCAGACACGTTACAAGTCTGCCGCATCCATCATGGGTTACAACCCTGTGCAGGAGTATGCTGGTCAGAAGTTTGACCCGTATGTTCCGCAGTATGATGCGATTGCACAAGAGGCGCAAGGCGACCAGTATGCGCAAGCATTGTTGGACGACTTGCAGAACGGTCAGGGCGCTCTCGGTCTAGCCAATCAGATTGACCAAGCCACCTATGATCCTAAGGCGGACGGTGGCCCTGTCGATGGCAAGCCGTTGTCGCCCGCACAGGCGAAGAACTACAAGTCGTGGCTGGATCGTGCGCAGAAGGCGTACGCTACCGACACAATTGAATATCAGAAGCGGGATCAGCAGGCAACGTTGGGCGACGTGAACAGTATGGTCCCAACTGATGAGGCACAGAACTTCAATGAGGATCAGTGGATCAATCAGATTGCGAAGACTGGTGCTCTCGGTCCGCAGCAGCGGGACGAATCACAGATCGGTGTCAACGCCGATGTTGGCACCCCTAAGGGACGCATCTTCCCGTCATCCTTCAACGCCCCTAACGGCCGTGTGCCTGTAGCGTTGCAGGGCAAGAAGCCTCCTATGGGGGCTCAGGTTAACGCAGGAACCGCCGTGGGTCGCCTGTTCCAGAGAGCGGAACAGGGCGGCTACAAGCAGCGGGAAATGGGTTACCGTGACCAGGCTCGTCAAGCGGTATCGCAGGCGGTGAAACCATCACCTGCCCGTGAGCGGGCTGTCCGTGCCGTAATGGCTTACCGTCTAGCAATGGGATTGCCTGCCTCATAATGTCTCGTCGTGACCTAATCGTTCCATCTTCATCTCGTCGGCCACCGCCGCCGCCTTCACGGCGGACGGCGGCACCGCCGTCTCGTAGTTCAAGTGGGTCATTTGCGTCTCTTGTGAAGGCGCCTGCCCGCCCTACCGCTGGTAGTGGCGGCGCACGCCTGTCTGGCGTACGCCAAGAAACACAAAC